GGAAGGAGTAAAAATAAGTCCGGCGGAGACAACCGCCAAACAAATCAGTACTTTTCCTTGTGCTAAGTATGGAAACACGTCCCCTGTGGTAGGGCAAGGCCAGTCTTTGGACATACGGCCGCGTGAATCTATATAAATGAATTGTCGCTGCATTCAGCAGCAACCCGCTCGCCCCTCGGGGTAAGCATGGGGTTAGTGAGAGACTTAGGTTGTTGCTACAACAATCTTTGTCGGTCCAAAACGGTGCCTGACAAGCTTAATACTTCCGTACTAAGAGCTTACCTTAATTGGTCGTCTCGGAACGTCGACAGACTGCACGGTCCTCAAGTCTCACTAATGTACAGTCGGCAGAATGCAACTGCGGATCCCATATAAATGCAACGAAGAAATAATTCAAGAAAACAGACCCGTAAGGGTAAACAGAGAGCGATGCCTATTAGAAGAAAGACTTCTAGGGCACGTCCACAAAGGTCAGTTAATCTGACCCCACATGTCTCCGCACTTTCCAAAAGTGCATTGACAATCCTCAATCCTTTCGCTCCCGGAGCGAAAACAGCGAAGATACCAACCGACGGATGTTGTAATACAGTCTCAATTTCGACCCCTCAAACAAGGGTTCTAAATTATAAGACTGACGCAACAACCGGTGACCGATATCTTTGTGTTCGCTACAATCCCAATCTGTCCGCGCAGTTCATTAACTGTGATATGGACAATGACGTGATTGTGGCTCCCACAAACGTGCTGCCTTCGAGTTGGTACACCACTTTTAATGGTGGTGGCGAGCTCAATTCCTACAGAATCGTAGGGGCAGCCTGCCGTATCACGTACACTGGAGCAGCGCTTGACGCGTCTGGTCGGGTACGAATTTGGCGGCTTTGTGGAGGAGGATTCTCCTCAGTCACTGGCTCTTGGCCAACAGACTTTGGGGATGTGGGATCGGAGTACTACGACTACTCTGCTTTAGAACTTGCAAAAGGAGTAACAGTATTCCTTTATCGGATGGATCCTCAATCCAAGGTTTTTGAAGCCTTGGGTTCGACTCAACCAACCGATTGCTGGCAAGGATTTCAATTGATGGCAAAAGGTCTTCCGACCTCCTCATCATTTGTCTTCGATTGGAGACAAACGATTGAGTATACCGCTCATTGCGGAACCATCTCTTCACAAGTCGCCTCACCAACACCTCCGAGTAGCAGTGCCCTAGATAAACTAATGGGCATAGCCTCTCAAACGATGAAAGTTGTTGACGGACCTGTGCAGAAAGTCCTTGCCTGGAGCAAGACCCATCTGACGAAGTTGGCTTTCAATCTTTTTAAAGACGGAGCCAAGCAGGCGATTCAGACGGGTACCAAGTTCTTATTGGACGACATAACAAAAGGCGCGATGGCCTCACTCGGTGAGGATCTAGCAGGCCTTGAGTTGCTCGCTCTCTAATTCTGTCGGACCTCAGTAGGTCCTCTAAACTACTCTACCAGTGATAGGTATATATATCACCGTGTGCAAATCTGGAGGGAAACCAGGTTTGTTAATCAACACCGGATCCATTCGTGGAAGAGAAATCTTACCACGCAAGGTAGCAACCACCCTTACTAGTAAAAGTGATCACCACCCGAAGAGGAGGTGTGATTGAAAGTATACGTCAGCGACAATCAGGAC